CCTGTTGGTAATCCTAAGTAATCTGCTAGTGTTTGAACTCCATATTGAGTTGGTATTGTTAAGTCTACGGTAGGGAATGTTGGGTCTGCAAGACCATCTTCTCCACCTGATATAAAGTTTTCCCAGTTTGGCCATAATATTCTGTTTGGCACAAAGAAGAAGTGACAGTATACACTTGCTTTGTGCATGATTGGTGTAATAAGTGGCGCGAATCTTGTCATGTTCGTCGCTTTGATATTGAATTTGTCTCCAGGAACTACTTCCATTACGGAGATTGGCATTAATTCTCCGATTTTTCCTGAGAATTTTCTATCGTGTGATAGATCAAATGTGTTTGTTTGTGGTCGTGGCATAGCCACTTTGCTAAATATACTCATGTTTATTTATTAAAGATTTGTTGATTTTCTATGTTTCTTGTAAATGTTGGTACTTTTGTACCAATTCTTGCTTGTATAAGGTTTTTTACACCTTGTGATAAATTGTTAAATATTTGTGTTCCTAAAAGACCGTACATTAATCCTTGAATTATTTTTGCGTCTGTTCTGTTTCTAGAATCTAATCCTAAGTTGTTTAATACTGTTCCTATATAATTGCCTTTCATGTTTCCTTTTAAGGCTTCGTCTGATTCCTTTTCTTTAATAATTCTATTAAAGTTTGATGATAATGAAGAATTTTTTATAATATTTATAGATTCTGATTTTGTTGTTCTAGCTATATCATTTTTTATTGCTGATAACTCGTTTTTAAATCTGAGTTCTGCTTTTCTTCCTGGAAGGAGACCTCCGACAGAGTCGGCTTGTACATTGTTTTTATTTGCATTTGAATTATTCAAATTTATTTGTGATTGTAACAATGATGCTTGTAATGGTACAGGATTTTGTATTTGATACGGTGATGCTTTTGATGGTGAAATTGATCCAGCAACACCTGTGTTAGCTGATCCTGATCCATAAATTAAGTTTGGATTAAGACCTGCGTCTGTTAATCTGCCCATTTGGGCTTTTGGTGTGTTATATGCGTTTTGCATTTTCCAAAACTCTACGTTCTGTTTGTTAGCTAAATTTTGTCTTCTTTTAGCTCCTTGATTTGAAAGTAGACTAGACCCGAGAGAGCCTAGTCCTGTTAATATTGGTGCAATTAGTCCAGCCATTATACTTTTTTAAGTTTTGTTGGTATTGATACTCCGGCTTTATCGAAGTTTAACTCCGATAGTTGTTTATTTGTAAGTAGTATAGTATCTTGTACGCCGTTTACTAAATCCTCAAAGTTTATGAGTCTTAGTTGTAAGAGATCTAATTGTTGATGACAAGCTACGCAGTGTTGTAGTACAATTTTACGTGTTGCTTCTGAATGTTTTTTCTCTTCTTCTGTTTTAAATTTTGTTGTATCCATAAGTGTTTTTTTATGAGGTAGATGAAATGAACTATAATTTATATACAGTTAAGTCCATTTTTCCTCTGGTTATATATATTTTTCTAATATAGTAATTTTTTTTTATTTTTTTGTTTTTTTTGACACTTTTTCCTTACCTCCCCTATTTTGCGTCCGCTTCGCTCTTGCTTTTTTGGTCGTTTAGGTTATTTGGTGTCAATTAGCACTAATATATCAAGTATGTTATTAGTGCTAGTGACTTCGTCACAGTTTTAGCCAATAAAGTAGATGAATCAAGATTCATCAGTCTTTATTGACTTTTTAGCAACTTCTACGGCTTCGGCAGTTGCTTTTTCTTTTTGAGCTTTTTGCTCTTTTTCGATTTGCTTTGTCAAATCTTTATGTTCTTGTACAAGTCTTTTCTTGTGTTCCATCATGTCGACGAGATCGTCGAATCGGGGTATTTCGGTATCGAAATATTCACCCTGATTTTGTGATGCTCCTAGAGGTAATCCTCTAGAGTGTCTATCTAGTAATTGTCGAATTGATAAATTTTGGTCAGGTATTGTGTTAACAGTCTGATCCATTTTTTTTCCTTTGTACCTTGATTTCGTGTAAGCGTTTCGTAATTTCATAAGTGTTAAATTTTTTGTCTTGTTAATAACTGTTGTTTATTATCTCTTCTGATAATATTTTTATAATGTTCGTGTTCGTCTTTTGCTGAATTGAACATTTCATCGAAGTTTGTTTCTTGTTCTTCGATGTATTTTTTATACATTTCTTTAAGTTGTTTTTTCTCAAAGATTTTTTCTTTGTAATATCTAGGCATAGATATAATTTGTCCTGATTCTCGTACTATACAAAAAATTTCTCTTTTTTTGTAATAGTTTTTCATAGCTTCTGTAAGATAACCAAGTCCCATTTTTTTTGACATTAATGAAAATTCTGGTAGTCTATCGTCTTGATTGTTAAACCTTGTAAAGTTTGATTTTGTCATATAACCGACAACGTAATTAATAGTAAGTTGGTTATTGTTAGCAAGATGTATATGACCGTTTTGCCAGGTGTCTGCGATTTTTTGAGGACTCTGTATAAGAGATTTAGGCAGATTAAATATGATAGCATGATAATGAGGGCGGTGAGTTTGTGTTCCGTATTCTCCACAGGCGTAATATTTTAGTTTGTTAGTGGGACATGTTTTTCTTAATCTTTTAAGAAATAACTGAAAGTCCCTTTTATCTAATGTCCTGAATCCATTTTCGGATACAGGTGCGTTTTCGTATGTTAATGTTATAAAGCAAGCTGAGCTTGATGTTTTTGCTTCTTCGTTTAGTCTGAAACTCCAGTGTGATGCTCGGCGTTTTTTACATGCCAGACATTTTCCACATGGTACATTAACCATTAAATTTTGGTTATTGTGGTCTTTCGATTTGTTCCTTACTCTAAAAGGTGTAAAACACTGCATTTTGGTTGATTTAAGTTGTAGGGGGGACTAAGCAAGTCCCCAAACCTACTATAGTCTTATACCTCCTCTTGCTACTCTATAAGAGTTGTATTTTCTTGATTTCTTTTTTTGCATTCGGCTTCTCTTTTTGAAAGCCATGCCTTTTCTTCTAATTCGTTTTGATCTTCTGTATCCCATGTTTTCTAAATTGTTGGTGTTCCAAAGTATGGCATTAGTCTTGTTGCTTTTACTTCGTTGTGTAAATACACGTATAAATGTTCTTCTCCTGATGGTACGTTAAATACTCTTTCTACTTCTGCGCTGTCGCACTCTATAAAGTCTGAATTTAATGTTGGTTTTGATGCAAATATTCTTCCCATATGCCAGAAGTCTAATGAGCTTCTGAATGTTCCATGAACAGTAGATGGAATATATTTGTACTCTGCGTATCGTGGTGTGTATCCAAATACTTCTGCGTCTTCGGCAGTATTTTGGTGGTATAACTCTTCGTTATAAATTGGCTGTTCTCCAATGTTTGCAAATGAGGGCCAATAGTAATCGAATTTGTCAAGTTTTTTCCAATGTTTTGGTACTCCTTGTTGATATGCTGTTTTTGGCATTACGGACATTATTCCTATAATGTATCCATGTTCTTCTGCTCTATATGATACGTAATTTGATGATCCTACTGAAACTCCATGTCCGGCCATGTTACCTTGGGGTGTAGCGTCGCTACCTGTAGCTCCAGCAGTGTTTGACGTTTGGAGTACTTCACTTATGGTTATTGGTGTTGAGCTTCCTCCAAGGAATTCTGGCCTTTGAAGTCTAGCGTCTGATGATCTTACGCCAAAGTGGGCTGTTATTATTTCTATATATCTTGCTCCGCCTCTTGCGTTTCTTTCTAACCATTCTTGTAATCTAAATGCTCTTCTTAAATCGTTTATTGATGAAGCTGTTGCTTGTGATAAATCTGCTTGATAATTAGCAGTACCATCTATATCTATATATGTTTGTCCAGGTAAATCAGCATATAAAGAGCCGTTTACATCTGTTTGTAATGATGCTACTGAATCAAAAGTTTGACTAGTTATTAATGATGAATCTGCATGGTTTCTTATTTTTGTTGGTCTAGCTAAATCATTTGCATATACAATAGGTGCAGTTGTTCCTAATGGTATTGTAGCTTCTGGTCCTCTTTGTGTCCAAGGTAAAGCTGAAGTAAAATAATCATGTTGCCATGCTCTTTTTTTCATTGAAGCAAGTTCAATTGTATCAGTATTTGATTGTGTTCCGTCTGTAACGGATACGTCTGTTTTAGTTATTAAGTTTTCGTCTCTGTAATAATCTTGATAAATTTTTTGATATGCTGCAAAAGGTAAAGCTGATACGTCTGTAAGTTGATTCCCTGTTGGTAATCCTAAGTAATCTGCTAGTGTTTGAACTCCATATTGAGTTGGTATTGTTAAGTCTACGGTAGGGAATGTTGGGTCTGCAAGACCATCTTCTCCACCTGATATAAAGTTTTCCCAGT